TCAGCGGTAAATGGATGGTTAGCGGTAAGCAAGACCCGAATAATATTACACAAGACCCATTGTCCGAAACTGAAAAGCGGGACATTGAAACTAAAATTGATGCCGGCACAAATGTACAGGCCAATAAAAGCGCCATTGATATTAAACGCTTCACCGATAATTTAGCCGCGCAAAAATTTGACGATGCGTTTTGGGCGCAGGTTTATACGATTGCCAAGATGTACAATATTCCCAAAGATGTTATTGAGGCATATGTTACTGGCGGTAAAGGTGCAACCTACGAAAACCAGGAAAAAGCAATGGTTAGGCATATTGAACATACACTAAAACCGAAAGGCGAAGAGTTGTGTGACGCACTGGAAAACAGTTTTGACAACGTTTCTGATATTGAAATGACGTGGAGTCACCTTGCTTCTTATAATGTTTTTGAAGTGGAAAAACAAAATGTTGTAACTTTGAAGTTGAATAATGCTATCTTAGCCAAAGAAAATAATTTGAAGTTAGCAGATTTTAGCCCATTTTAGTTATGGAAAAGGAGAAAATACCACAACCAAAGCCAACAGTAGAAGCTAAAAAGCAATTAGCCGATAAGGTAAAAGCCGTTCAATCGGGTAAGGTGATTAAGAAATGAAGATAGACCCATACGATATTAAAGCCACTACATCAAGTGTACATAAAGGCAATTTTGCACCCAACGGCAGCGTATGGTATATTTTCACAACGGTTGCACAAAAAAAAGTTTGGCATCATGCTGTTTTAATAAATAGACAAGGATTGCCAAAAGAGCAGGAGAGCGAGTTTATGCACTCATTAAAAGTTAAATTTGCAAATAAACTTCAATCTCAATTAACATCATGAGAGTAAAAATACCCGCGTTCGCAACCAAAGCAGAAAGTTTTGTTTATCTCCGTAAAAACGAGAAACAGATCATCGCTCAAAAAAAATCATTACCCATAAAGAGTGATATTTTTGAATGGGGTTGCCTGCCCGTAAATACCAAATCAAAAATAAAAGATGATGGTACGGTATTAGGCCCTGATGAAATTGAGGTAAACGCCATCGCCAATCTATCCGGTTGGTGCGATAGCTACATGGATGTGATGATAAAGGACAACTGGAATAAAACAATTTCAGATAAAGCTATTGTTTACCACTTGAAAAACCATGATTACTCAACTGACTGTATAGTTGGGAAAGACCCGGAGTTATATACAAAGGTTTTACCAATGGAATATTTTGGTATTACCAGTGATGTTAAAAAAGCTCAGGCACTGTTAATGCGCTCGGTTGTGCCAAAGGAATACGACAAAAAGACATTTGCCCTGTACCGTGACGATCAGATCAAGCAACACTCAATCGGATTGCGCTACATCCAAATAGTTTTATGCTTGGATAGCGATTTAGAAGAGGATGCTGTTTATAAAAAGAATTGGGACAAATACTATCCCGGCGTTATCAATAAAGATTTAGTAGATGTTTATCACTATTTCTTTGCTGTTATCGAAAGTCAAATACTGGAAAACTCATGCGTCTTGTTTGGCGCTAATAAAAATACTGGCGTGTACAGCACGTCTAAAAAGAAAAAACAGGCCGCTGATGAAGCACCTGACGATGATGATCCGGACGATGAAGATTGTCCGGAAGAAATGGCCGCCGATGACGCACCAAAAGAGTTAAAGAAACAAATTTTTTACAACTAAAAACATTATTATGTTTAAGTACAAAACACAAAAGGAATTGTCCGAAATGGACGAGGCCGCTGTTGATGCTTACATGGCAGAGAAAAAAAAGCATGAAGATGCGCTCACCGAAAAAGCCATTAATACAGCGGTTGAAAAAGGTGTTGCTGAGGGTTTGACTAAAGCAGAGGCGACAGCCAAAGCAGAGGCAGACCGTGTGCAACTGGCAATGAAAGCCATAACGGACGACCTGTCACAACAACTTGCTGAAATGAAAGAAAAATCAAACGGCGCACCTGTTAAAGAGGGCCGCTTCGGTGCAATTGTTAAGTTCTTTAAAAAGAACGTTGAAGAAAACAAAGACACCGCCGCTACCGACAAGGGTTACGCAGCACACACCGTTATTAAGGCAGCCGCTTTAATGACAACTGCCGATGTTATACCTAACGTTACGGGTGGTTTTTCTCCATTAGTGGGTAACTACATTGATGATGAGATCGGTCATTTACCTGTACCTGATATGATTTTCATGCCACTGGTAACAGTTAAAACCGCACCCGGCACCGATGCAATTTGGTTTTCAGACCGTATCAATGAACAGGGTGACGCTGCATTTTTGGCAGAGGGTGGCTTAAAACCGCTTATCAGCGCACAATGGCAGACCGTTAAGAAAGCCATATTCGAAGTTGCAGAGCGCTGGAAACAAACCAAACGTTTAATTATGCACGCGCCATCTGTGGTAACAGATTTTGCCGAACATGCCAACAACCTGATCGAGCAGAAAATTGATGATGCTATCTTAGAGGGCGACAACACCGCTAATCCATTAGTATTTGATGGGTTGCAAGCAATTGGCGGCGCATTTATCGTACCGGCTGGCCTTGCAGGTTATTATACATTTGCCAACATTTGGGATGTTGTTATGGCAATGGCGGTGCAAATCCGTTTAGCTTACTTCAAAGGCCCGATTACCGCGGTGTTAAATACCGTTTGGATGGCTAAGATGTCCGGTATTAAAGACCAGGAGGGCCGTTACGTTATCCCGCCGTTTGTTACCCCTGATGGTAAGAGAATTGGCGAGGTTACAGTAGTATTCTCAACAAAGATCGATGCTGATGATATTATAGTAGGTGACCTGAAAAGGTTTAACCTTGTAATGTCCGAAGATGTGATGTATGATGAGGGCTACGAAAATGACGACTTTTCTAAGAACTTAGTTTCTAAGAAATTAGAGGCATTTTTAGGCTCATACTTTAAAGCGTCTGACGCCGGGTCGATCCTGTATGACCAAATAGCAACCGTATTGACAGCAATTGAAAGTGTATAATCATGGCAAAAGAAAAAACAACAACAGAGGATTTATTGCCTAATGGCTTTGACTCTAAGGCTATGTTAGCCGAAAACGGTAAAAAAAGAACCGTTATCCGTTATGCGGATCGTGTTAAATTAAAAATTGTAAAGGATACCCGCCATTACAAAGAGGGCCAAATTATCAACCCTCACAAAGTAATGGGCGAAGCGCTGGTAAAACAGGGAATTGCCGAAGCGTATACAGAAAAGGAGGACGACGAATAATGAAAAAGTTATTATTAATAATGTGCGTGTGTTTAGCGGGAATAGCGGCGCGTGCTCAAAATTACCCGTCTACTTTTTCGGGTTTACTTAAAGGACCAACAACGATCAGCGTAGCAAGTACAGACAGTACACGCGTTACCATTACCGGTGTAAAAGCTGCAATAGCGTTTAAATACGATATCAGCAAGACCAGCGGTACAGTAGCCGGTACAATTGTACTTAAAGGCCGTATCGCTCATTCAACATTAGGCACCAGTGCCGAGCAGTGGGCTACAGTCAATTCTTATACGTTAACGGACGCTACGGCAACAAATACAGTTGCTTTAACCGCCAATAACTATACGGACTACCTGATATTGACGACTATTACCGGCACAAGCGTGACCGTTCACCGAAAGTATTTGAAATATTAATCATGACAACAATCATCGCCCCTGCAGACTTTCAGGGACAGAATAACATACCCGATAAAGATTTGGTAAGTGCGAACCTGCAGAATAACTTTATCAATAAGTATGAGCCAATGTTTTTGACAGAACTATTGGGCGATGATTTGTACGCATCATTAAAAGCTGATCCGACAACGCAACGAATGATTGACTTAATACCCTATTTAAAACCCGCAATCGTAGATTACGTTTACTGGTTTTATTTGGAAGATATGTCAATTCAAAATTTAGGTACAGGCGCAGCACAACCGAAAAAACAAAATTCGGTTACGGTTAGCCCCTACCCTAAAATGGTAAGAGCCTGGAATGAAATGGTTGAGTTGAATAAAAAGACTAACAAGTTTTTGAAACACAATACAGATTATACCGAATATACAATTGTACTGCCATCGTGGTATTTTTGCAATGGGCTTTATCCATTTTTTGATTGGCACTGGTATTCGTTCTATGGCTGTAATTTATTGCCGTCAATTTACCGGGTTAAAAACTCGTTAGGGTTATGAGGCCAAAACAAATTGTTGTAATTGATCTCATAAGGGAAACAGTAGAGGCTGCCAATACCGCTGTGATAGCAGAACTACAGGCTTATGACGAATATATACACAAAGTTAATTTCGTGCCAGGTACGCCCGGTGAAATTGAAGAAGTGTTAACGTTAATGTCACAACAGGGCGATCCTGTAGAGTATGAGCGTTACCCACTATTCGCGCTACTAATGAGTTTCCCTGAAAACCATGGCCTGATATTAGGACAGGATAATACGGTTGAGTTAAACATATTGATTGCCAGGCGTTCCAATAATACGGACAAAACACCGGATAGATATGAGAATAACTTTAAACCAGTATTATATCCCGTTTATTTGGAGTGGTTAAACCAGTTGTTTTTAAGCCCTAAATTCGCGGTTGAAACACCTGATAATATACCACATACAAAGATTGACTGGCCGTATTATAACGGTGAAAAGGATACTAACGCTTTTGGTGATTTTGTAGATGCCATACAGGTTAAAATTAAATTAAAGATATTAATTAACAAGTGTTAATAATGAAAAGATTTTGTTAAAAAGTCCATTTTGTTATCAACCTATTAAAAATTAAAAAACAATGGGAGTTAAAAACGTAAAAGTATCTTGCGCCGTTGACGGCCAAAATACAGGAGTTGCAAGCTGCTGGAACGATATAGGAATACCACGGGGTATATTATTTGTACCAATTGGTAAGCTATACTCAACAGCAACCGCGGCAGGATTATTAGCCCTGATACAAGCTGATATATTGGCAGATTTGCCAAATGGTAGGGTTTACCCAGTGCAGGGCATTGAAGAAACTACCGACAATACCACCGCGCCAAATGAGCAAACATTCAGCGGAACAGGGCGTAAGATCATCACCAATGAAAACAATTATGACCTGACATTCCAATGGGTAGATGGCGGTTTTTGTTTATTACATGCTTTGCGTCAATCAAACCGCCGTACATGCGCGTTCTTTATTATTGACAGTTATGGTCAATTGATAGGTACTGACGGCGGCGGTGAGAATATTACAGGCATAACAGCGTACAACTATACCGCACCATTCAAATGGGCAGTTGGCACGGCTGCGGTTGCTGCTTATACCACTCGTTTAGAGTTCTCACCTGACCAGGTTAATGAAAACATCGCTATTGTAGATTTTTCTGCAACTGGCGGACTGGCAGCGCTATCAAGGTTGAACGGACTATTCAATGTGAATATCACACAAGCGGCAGCACCAACTATCACCACGGTTACGGTTAAAGCGCAGGTACAGGGTTGTAATAACGAGGATCTGTATGATAGCTATGCTGATGCTTTGGCAGTTGTGGGCGC